TTCTTTGGAGATTTTTTTCGTGGATCGGGAATTTCAGCCGGTGCCGATGGTCGAAGGGCTGTTCGGCCCGCAGCCTGCAGAGCGTGTGCGTGGCCGGGGGCGGCCCGCGCATGTCTGGAACCGGCAGGATTCCTTGCGTATCTGCAACCTGTTCGCCTGCGGTCACACTGTCGAGATGGTTGCCGAGGTCATCGGCATCTCGCAGCCCACCTTGCGCAAAGTTTACTTTTCAGAGCTCAAGGCCCGCGGCGTCATGGCGCTCAAGGTCAAGGCCGACCAGCTTGCCCGCCTCACCGAACTCGCGATCGGCGGCAACGTCGCGGCCGAGAAGGCGCTGGCCGGCATGATCAACGCCGAGCAGCAGCGCCTCCTTGGCGATCAGGTTCAACGGCGCGGCGCGCCTGCATCGGCCAAGCCGGGCAAGAAGGAACTGGCGCGCGAGGCGGCCAACGCGGTCGGCGGCAAGTTCGCCCCGCGCCCTGCCCCGCCCTCGCTGCTGAACTAACGCGCCCAGATGAGCACCTGGACGACGGCCTGCCTCGATTGGCGGGAACGGATCGTTGCGGGCCAGTCGCTCATTCCATGCGCCCCGCTCTATCCCGATCGGGCGCAAGAAGCGCTCGGCGTCTTCTGCTCGCTGCAGATGACCGACATGCCGATGCGCGCAGACGGCACCTGGCCTACCATGGGCGAGGTCTGCGAGCCTTTCGTGTTCGATCTGGTCGCTGCGCTGTTCGGGTCGCAAGATCCGCTGACCGGGGTCAGCAAGGTCAAGGAGGCCATGCTCCTGATCTCGAAGAAGAACGGCAAGTCGACCATCGCCGCGGGCATCATGCTGACGGCGCTGATCCTCAATTGGCGCCAGGGCGCAGAGCTGCTGGTGCTCGCGCCGACCAAGGAGATTGCGGAAAACAGCTTTGCCCCGGCCGCCGCCATGGTGCGCGCAGATCCGGAGCTGATGGCACTGCTGCACATCAACGAAGTGCAGCGAATCATCACGCACAACGTCAAGAAGGCAAAGCTCAAGATCGTCTCTGCCGATAGCGGAACCGTCGGCGGCAAGAAGGCCGGTTTCGTGCTGTTCGATGAGTTGTGGCTGTTCGGCAAGAAGGCCGGCGCCGAAGCGATGATGGAGGAAGCGACCGGCGGCCAGGCCGCGCGGCCGGAAGGCTGGACGCTGCACCTCTCGACGCATTCGGACAAACAGCCAACCGGCGTGTTCAAGAAGAAGCTCGATTACATGCGCGATGTGCGCGACGGCGTGATCGATGATCCGACGACACTGCCGGTGCTCTATGAGTGGCCGGAAGACATGCTGGAAACCGAAGCCTATCGCGATCCGGCTAACTTCTACGTGACGAATCCGAACATCGGCAAATCGACCAATGCCGAGTTCATCCAGCGCAAGATCGCCCAGGCCGAAGCCGGTGAAGGCGAAGGCGAGGATGCCTCGCTGCAGGTGGTCTTCGCCAAGTATCTCAATGTCGAGATCGGCATGCGGCTGCGGCGTGATCGCTGGTCGGGTGCCGGGCTCTGGCTTGAATGCATCGAACCGGGCCTGACGCTTGAAGCGCTGCTGGCCCGCTGCGAAGTCGCGGTGATGGGCATCGACAGCGGCGGGCGCGATGACCTGTTCGGCGCCTGCGTGGCCGGGCGTGAGCGCGAGACGGGCGTCTGGCTGACCTGGTGCCACGCCTGGGCGCTGCGCTCGGCGCTGCAGGTGCGCAAAAAGATCGCGCCCGATCTGCTGGGCTTTGCCAACGATGGCGACCTGACGCTGCTCGATACCGGGCAGGAGATCGTCGATCAGGTGGCGGCGCTGGCGATGAAGGTGAAAGCCAGCGGCCTGATGCCGGAAACCGGCGCGATCGGGCTCGATGCCTGGGGCGTCGGCACGCTGCTGGAGGCGCTCGTCTCGGCAGGGTTCGCGCCCTACGACGCGGTAACCAAGCGGGGCGGCTCGCTCCTGCCGGTGCGGCAGGGCGTGGGCCTCACCGGCACGATCAAGACAGTCGAATTCAAGCTGGGTGACGGCATGCTGCGGCATGACGGTTCGAACCTGATGACCTGGTGCGTTTCGAACGCCAAGGCCGAACTAAGGGGCAGCAACTTGTACATCAGCAAGCAGAGCGCCGGGGCGAGCAAGATCGACCCCCTGATCGCGCTCTTCAACGCCGTGCAAATGCTGGAAGCGGGCCCGGTGGCGGCCAGTGGTGCGCCCGCCACGCCGTGGGATCTCGACGAAAGCTATTCGATGGTGGCGGCGTAATGGCCTGGTGGAACCCCTTTGAGCGCCGATCGACGCCCATGCGGTCGGCCTCGCGCGAGGGGATCATGCAGGTGCTGTTCGGCAGCGATTATGCGCCGTCGAGCACTGGCATCACGGTCACGATCGAGAACGCGCTGACGGTGCCGGCCGTATCCGCCGCGGTGAACTTTATCGCGGAAACGATGGCCAGCTTGCCGGCGGAAATGTACCGCCAGACGCGCGAGGGCCGCGTGCAGGTTGAAAGCGGCATTTCCCGCCTGTTTTCCGATGCGCCGAATGATTTCACATCGGCGTATGAGTTCAAGAAGCAACTGTTTGTCGACAAGCTGACGGCAGGCCGCGGGCTTGCTTATATCGAGCGGAACGACGCAGGCACGCCGATCAATCTCTGGACGATGGACCCAGCGCGCACGGTGATCAAGCGCGACAACTGGGTAAACCTGTACGAGTTCACAAATCCGGACGGGCGCAAGCTGCTTTACACGAGCGCCGACGTCATCGATCTGCCGTTCATGCTGCGCTCTGACGGGTTCACGCATCGCTCGCCGATCAACCTCGGGCGCGAGGCGATCGGGCTGGCGCTGGCGGCGACGCAGTATGGTTCCAAGTTCCTTGCGAATGGGGGCGTGCCGCCGTTTGCGGTGACGGGCAATTTCCAGACGCCAGGCGCGGCTCAGCGGGCAGCGGACGACATGCACGCTGCGGTCAAGAAAGCCGCCAACGAAAAGCGCCAGGCGCTGGTGCTGCCCACCGGTCTCGAGATCAAGCAGATCGGCGCAAACCCGGATGACAGCCAGCTGGTCGAGCTGCAGCGCTTCTGTGTCGAGCAAATTGCCCGCATCTATTCGCTGCCGCCCACGTTCCTGCAGGATCTGACGCACGGCACCTTCAGCAACACCGAGCAGCAGGATCTGCACTTCGCCAAGCATACCGTGCTGCATCATGTCGAGCAGTTCGAGCGCGAGGTGAACCTCAAGATTTTCGGACGCCGATCGAACAGCACCAGCATCGAGCTCGAAATGGATGGCCTGCTGCGCGGCGACTTCAAGACGCGGATGGATGGTTGGGCGCGCGCTGTCCAGGGCGGAATCCTGACGCCGAACGAAGCACGCGAGGCCGAGAACTATCCGCCGATTGCCGGCGGCGAGAAGCTGTTCATGCAGGGCGCGACCATGCCGATCGACGCTCTCACCGCAGTGAGTGCCAATCCGGCTGCCACTCCGGCGCCAGGAGCTTAGGACGATGACGTTGAAGATCGAAAAGCGGGCCGCAAGCGAGCCCATGGCGGTGCAGGGCCAGACGATTGTCGGTTATGCCGCTGTGTTCAACTCCCCGGCTGATATCGGCGGAATGTGGGAAGAAGTGATTGCGCCCGGCGCCTTCACCGATACGCTGCGCGATGCGCTCAACGATCCGCTGGCTCTCTACAGCCATGAAGTTGAGCGGCTGCTGGGCCGCCGCAGTTCGGGCACGCTGCGGCTCAAGGAAGACCAGCGCGGCCTCGCTGTCGAGATCGATCTGCCTGATACCAACGACGGCCGCGACGTTGGCGTGCTGGTGAAGCGCGGCGATCTCAAGGGCATGTCGTTCGGGTTCTGCGTCACGCATGACGAGTGGGATGAGACGCGCACCCCGCCGCGCCGCACCATCCATGCCGTCGATCTGCGCGAAGTGACAATCTGCGCCGTGCCTGCCTATGACGATACCGAATGCGGACTGCGCAGCCTTGCCGAAGCGCGGGCCAAGCACGGCGGCAGTTCTGGCGATGCCGATGCACGCCAGCAGGCCGAGCGCAACGCTGCCGAAGCCCGGCGCCGCATCGCGCTGCGCAAGGCCGAGCAAGATCAGAAGTTTCGGGGCATTCGCCCTGCAAATCCCCGCACCTAGCGGAGCCCGCCATTCGCCCCTTGGGAAAGGGCATTCACGAAAGGTGATGAACATGAACCTGCAGGAAATGCAGCAGAGCCTTGGCGAGCTGCGCCAGAAGGCGACGGATGCTCTGGAAGAGATCCGCACCAACACCGACACCGCCCGAGCTGCCGAACTCGAGCAGCGCCACGATGCCATCATGGCTGACTATGATCAGCTGACGGCCAGGATCGAGCGCGAACTGCGCCACGAGCGCATGATGACCGACCTCGAGGAGCGCGCCCGCACTGCACGCGAAAGCCGCCGCCCCGGCAGCGGTGGCGAGGCCAGCGGTGATCAGTCGAACAGCGGCGAGATCACCTATCGCGAAGCCTTTCACGAGTATCTTCGTGCCGAAGGTCAGGTCGGCGCCATGTCGCCCGAGCACCGCGCGGTGCTGCAGCGCGGCTACCAGAAGATCGAAAATCGCGCACAGACCACGAACACCAACGCAGCCGGCGGATTCACGGTTCCGACCGAGGTGCAGTCGGAAATCATTCGCGCCATGGCGCTTTATGGCCCGATGTACGATCCCACGGTCACTCGCGAGCTCGTCACCACTGGCGGTTATGCGCTGCCGTTCCCGACCGTGAACGACACCGCCAACACCGGCGCGGCGACCACGCAGGGCACCACGCTTACCGATGACGGTTCGGGCGATGTGGTTTTCGGTCAGCGCCAGCTCGATGCCTTCAGCTATGCCACGCCGTGGATCCGCGTCTCGAAGGAACTGACCGACGATTCGCTGCAGGTGATGGAATCGCTTCTCGGCTCGCTGCTGGGTGAACGCCTCGGCCGTCTCGCCAATGCGCAGCTCACCACCGGCACCGGCTCCAGCGCGCCGAACGGCATCGTCACCGCTTCGACGCTGGGCGTCACGGCGGCTTCGACCACGGCATTCACCGCGGACGAGATCATCGACGCCGAACACTCGGTCGATGCGGCCTATCGCATGTCGCCCAACTTCGGATTCATGTTCCACGATCTGGTGCTGCGGGCGATCCGCAAGCTGAAGGACGGCCAGGGGAATTATCTCTGGGCGGCCGGCAACTTCCAGCAGGGCGTGCCGCCGACGATCAACGGGCGCCGGTTCTACGTCAACAACGCCATGTCGTCGACGTTCACCACTGGCCAGCGCCTGATCGTGGTGGGCGATTTCAGCAAGTACTTCGTCCGCAAGGTCGGCGCGCCGCTCATCGGCGCGATCCAGGACAAGGACTTCTGGCCTGGTTTCGGCATCGCGGGCTGGATCCGCTTTGACGGCGAGCTGATGGACACCACCGCCGTCAAGCACCTGCGCCTCGCCTGATTGCGGCGACGCGCAAAATGGAAGGGCGGCAGTTCCGGCTGCCGCCCTTTTTTCTCAGTCAAAGGAACTTCCCGTGAAGGTGAAGCTGCTCACCGGGATGGCTGGCGCAGACCGTTCATGGTCTCCGGGCGACCAATTCGAATGCGATCCGGCTGAAGCTGCACGGCTGATCGAGGCCGGGGTGGCTGAAGCCATCGCTGCGCCGATCGAGCGGGCAACCAGGCCCGCACCTGCCGCCAAGCGCGGCAAGTAAGCGAGGATTGCCATGGGTCTCCAGCTGATCACCGGCGCGGCTGCACCGCTGACGGCGGCTGATGTGCGCCCGCATTGCTCGATCGATGCCGGCGATTCGACGTTCGACAATTTGCTGACCGATTACATTGCCGGTGCCAGCAGCCTGATTCAGGAAGTGACCGGACGTTCGTTCGGCGCGCAGACGTGGAAGCTGGCTCTCGATGCATTCCCGGAAGCGATTGCCCTGCCGCGCGGCCCGGTGACAGCGGTGGCATGGGTCAAGTATTTCGATGCCACCGGTACCGAGCAAACGCTTGATACGGCAAAGTATCTGGTCGATCTGATCAGCGATCCGGCGCGGCTTGTGCCTATGCCGGACATGGCTTGGCCGGTGACGCAAGCGCGCGCCAACGCGGTGACGGTGCAGTTCACCAGCGGATACGCGGCAGTACCGCCCGCGATCCTGCAGGGCATCCGCGCAACAGTGGCGGCATGGTTTGCCACGCGTGAGGCAATTGCCCTGCCCGCCGGCGTAATCGACGCGCTGGCGCCATGGCGCAGCCAGTGGATTTTTGCCTGATGACGATGACCCCGGCAGGCCAGCGCAACACGGCGGTGATCTTTCAGCGCAATGAGGCGGGGCGGACGCCGCTGGGCGGGGCGGCGGCGCCTTCGTGGACGACGCTGGGCACCCGGCTTGGCAAGGTGCTTTATGGCACCGGGGCGGAGCGGCGCGGCGCAGCGGGGGAACAGGCGGTGCAGGCGGCGACATTCCGCGTGCTGGCCGATGCACTGACAAAAACGATCACGCAGAAGGACCGCATCGTGCTGGATGGCCTTGCCTGGGATATCACCAGCATCGCGCCGATCGGTGCGCCCGCCCCGCGCGAGATCGAGTTTACCGCCATGGCGAGCAGGGACTGACGATGGCCGGTCTTGAGTTCACCGGCGGCCGCGAGCTTGATCGCGCGCTGCGGTCGCTGGGCACCACCGGCGCGCTTCGCGTCGGCCGCTTTGCGCTGCGCCGGGCTGGCAATGATCTGCTGCGCGAGGTTCGGGCAGCGGCACCGATCGACAAGGGCAAGCTGAAGAAGGCGCTGCGGCTCCGGATCGACCGAGGCAAGTATGACAAGAAGCTGCTCTCGGCGCTGGTCTATGCCTCGGCCTCGGCCTCGCAGTATCGCCCGCGCAAGACGCAGCGCCGCAGCCGCGTGAAGGGCAAGCTTGGCCCGGCAAAGTACAGCTATCAGATCGGCTCGCGGGCTGACGTCTACGGCATCTTCCAGGAATTCGGCGCACCGGCGCATGGCCTGGCTGCCCGGCCTTGGTTTCGCCCGGCGTGGGAGCGGCAAAAGAACGCATTGCTTGAGGCGCTGGTGCAGGAACTGGGCAGCGGCCTTGCCCGCGCAGCGGTGGAAGCGGTGGCAGGCAGAGCATGAGCTTCGAGGCCGATCTTGTCACCTTCCTTGGCGCCAATGCCGGGGTTGCTGCGGCGGTGGGTAGCGCGGGCGGCGTGAAATCGATCAGCTGGGGCCTACCGCTGCAAGGCGGGGTGATGCCCTGGCTGGTGCTGACGATGGTCACACCGGGGCGCGAGTACACGCATTCAGGGCCTGACGGGCTCGACGGGCCGCGCATCCAGATCGACGCGCTCGCCGCCACCGATGTGGCCGCGCTGGCGCTGGCCGATGCGGCGCTGGCAGCGATCGAGGCAGGCGGCACGGTGGGCACCGTGGGCGCTGGCCGCAAGTTCCATCCGGGGTGGCTGGAAAGCCGCGACACGGTTGACGAAGGCACTCTGGAAGGCGGTCGACCGCTCTACCGGATCATGCAGGAATTCCAGTTCTACCATCAGGAGATTTAACGATGCCTGGCCTCACCACTTACGGTGTCGTGTTCAAGATGGGCACGACCAGCACGCCGAACACCACGATTGCGGACGTCCTCGAGGTCGGTCCGCCGAAGATTTCGCGCGATGCGGTCGACGTCACCACGCACGGCAGCGCGGGCGGCGCGATGGAAGCGATCCCCGACGGCGTCTATGATCCGGGCGAACTGACGGTGCAGATGCTGTTCACCGCTGCGTCGGCGTCGGACACGGCAATCCTCACCGCTTTCTCGGCCGGCTCGCTGTACTACTTCCAGTGGACGGCAAAGGGCGCATCGACCACCAAGACTTTCACCACGCAGGGCGTGATCACCGAATATGGCCCGGATGCCCTGCCGGTGAAGGGCAAGCAGACGGCGACCATGAAGATCAAGCTCTCCGGCGCGGTGACGGTGGCCTGATATGGCGAACCGTTTCCGGGGTGAGGCCAGCTTCGAACATGAAGGCAAGCGCATCGGGCTTGTCGTCAACATGGCCTCGCTGCTGCGCGCCGAGGATGAGACCGGCGAAGGCATGCTCGCGCTGCTCTCCAGTCCGCGCGTCGGGTTTTTTGGTGTTCTGCTGCGCCATGCGATGATCGAAGCGGGTGAGGCCGAGATCAGCCGCGAAGATGCCGCCGAATTGCTCATGGCAGCCCCCGAAGCTCGCCCTGCGCTGCGTGATGCCATTGACGCAGCATTCCCGGCTGATGATCCGAGTGCGGAGGGAAAGGCACCGGCGGCGAAGCGCAAAGCTGGGACTGGGACGAAATCCTGACAGCGTGGTGCGAGGCTGGACAGGCCCCGCACCGCTTCTGGAAGGAAACGCCGCGCACGGTCTTCGCCGCGATTCGCGGTTATCACCGGCGTCGGGGCTGGCTGGCGTGGCACATCGGATATCTGAGCCGCGCCACCGAGTTTCCTGACCTGCACGAACTGACCGGGCAGGCGCCGCAGATCGTCGACACGGACGAAGATCGCGAAGCGCGCCACTATCGCAATTCGATGGCCTGGGCCATTGTGACCGGAAGCCATGTGCCGCCGGAACAGGAGCCAGAATGAAGCGGTTGATCATTGCGGCAGCGCTGATGGTGGCGGGCTGCAGCTGGTACGACGCGCACAATGAAGAACAGGCCTTCGAGATCTGGGACAAGGGCAGCGCATCGTCGAACGCGACCGAGCGCTGTGCCCGGATGAAGCGCGTGGCCGATGCTTGGGCCAAGGCTGGCAACACCGAGAAGTTCGAGAAATGGGACAGCCGCGCCGCCTCTGGATCATGCTGGCGGGCACAGATGTTGCCCGGATCCTGACCGACTGACCAAATGTTGAACGCAATTCTGCCTCCGGTGCGCCGCGCCGGGGGCCGCAGGAGTTTGTGCGCATGGATTCGATGATCGCGAAGCTGCGGGTTGCCCTGCAGCTGGATAGCGCTGCGTTCGAATCCGGCACCAATCGCGCGGCGCAGCAAGTCAATGCGCTCGGCATCAACATGGATGCCGCCCGGGCGCGAATGAACAGTTTCTCCGAAGGGCTGATTGTCAGCGGCAATACGGCGCAGCGCATGGGCAGTCAGATGCGCGCGGTGAACGACAACGCGGGCCTGATGCGCGCGGGCCTGCAGAATGCGGGCTACCAGCTGCAGGACATGGCGGTGCAGTTCGCCAGCGGCCAGCGCGCGGGCACGATCTTTGCCCAGCAGCTGCCGCAGCTTTCGGGCGCCATCGCGCAAATCGCGGCAGCATCGGGACAGACGACAGGGATTGTCGGCAAGCTGGCCGGGTTCCTTGGCGGACCGTGGGGGGTCGCGGTCGGCGTGGGCACGGCAGTGCTTTCCCCGTTCATCGCCAAACTGTTTGAGACCGGCAGAGCGGCGGATCAGGCGGCGCTCAAGGTCGCTTCGTTCGGCGATCTCCTTGCCAAGGCGCGGACCAAGCCTGCCGAAGCATTGGGTGATCAGCAGACAAAGGTATTGCAGGCACAAACTGCGCTTAACAAGGCGCGTGCGCTGCCGGTCGGGGGCGGTTCGGCCGAGTACATTGCCAATACGTACGCAGGCAAGAAGCGCGCCGAAGCGATCCGGCAGGCCGAGCTTGATCTGCAGGCCGCTCGGTCGGAGTTGGAAACGCTTCAGGCCACGGTGAAAAACAACGAAAGCCTGTTTCAGATCGTCAACAGCGCCGGGCGGCTATCGGCCAAGAACCTCAGCGCCGACAAATCCGGCGGAGGCAGCTCGGCGGCGCGGCGGGCCGGGCAGGATGCCGGGCGCGAATATCGCAGCGGCCTCGAGGATGAACTGCGCAAGCTCAGCCAGACGACGAACGATCTCGAAGCCACGGTGTTCAAGCCTCTCGCCGATCGCAGCAAAGAGCAGCTTTCTTTCCGCGACAGCGCGGCGGCCAAGTTCCTCCAGGAGCAGCTGGCCGATGTGAGCAAGGTGGTCGGCTATACCGGCGAGCAGATTCAGAACACCAATCGCCGCATTGGCGATTCCTTCGTGGAGATGACGGACCGCACGCTTTCCTCGCTGCAGGAACTGAGCAACGGCATCCGCAGCGGCGATTTTCTCGGCACGCTGAGCGGCGTGATCCACCTGTTCGGCAACCTTGCCAGTACCGGCCTGTTTGGCGGCAAGCTGGCCAGCCTGTTCGGTTCGCCAAACGGGCGCGCGGATGGCGGGCCAGTGAGCGCAGGGCGGATGTACATGGTGGGCGAGCGCGGTCCTGAGCTGTTCCTTTCGAAGGGCCCCGGCACCATCGTGCCCAATCACAACCTGCGCGGCAGCGGCGGTGCGCCGTCTTCGATTCAGGTGGTGCCCAGCCCCTACTTCGATGTCGTTGTCGATGGCCGGGTGATCCGCGCCGCGCCGACGATTGCCGATGCCGGGGGCAACCTTGGCTTTCAGCGGGTGGCGCGGGCCAATTCGCGGAGGCTGGCGTGATTGAATTGCCTGCCACCGTCTATCCGCGCAGTGCCAAGCCTGCGCTGCTCGATTTCGGGTTTACCGTGCGCCCGGCCAGCGGAGCCCCGGCACAGCGCTACAACCGGCTCGGCAGCCGCTACGTGGTGGAATTCGAGCTGCCGGTGATGGACTGGGAAACCGCGCGCATCGTCAAGGCGCGGTTGACGCGGGCCAAGCAGGACGCGCTGCGCATGCCGATGCCGCTGGCGCAGGGGCTGCAGGGCAATCCCGGTGCAGCGCAAGTCGACGGGACGGACAGCGCGGGCACCACGCTGAAGCTCAAGAACCTGACACCGGGCTGGATCGCGCGCGAGGGCTACTGGCTCAACGTGACGGATGCGGACGGCGTGCGCTATCTGCACGACGTGGCAACCACCGTGCGCGCGGGCAGCGATGGCAAGGCCGTGCTCACCCTCGGCGTGCCGCTGCGCACCGCGCTGGCCAACAGTTCCGAAGTGCTGATCGCGAAGCCGGTGGTGGAAGGCCTGCTGATCAGCGACGTCAATTTCGAGATCCCGGTCGGCCAGCGCGTGGCCTTCCCGGCCATCACGATCGAGGAGCTGCGCTAGGTGACGACGCTGGCCGCGCTCGCCAGACTGGATCTGCCGACGGGCACGGTGCGGCTCTGCGATGGCGGGCTGGTGACCTTGGGCGGCGACACCTTCACCGCGCTCGATGCGACGTTCGGCACGCTGGGCGCGATTGAGGCGCTGGGCGAGGGTATCGGCGATGAAGTGCCCGCGCTGCGGATGACTCTGCTGCCGGCGGGCAGCGCGGCGCCCTCGGCGCTATCGCAGCCGGGGTTTCAGACGGCGCGGGTGCGGCTGTGGATTGCCGAGGTGAACCCGGCAACGTCGGCGGTCAGCGGCACGCCGGATCTGCAGTTCGACGGTCAGGTCGATCAGACGGTGCTGCGGCTCGGCCGCGATCGGCGCGAACTGGACATGACCGTGGTTTCGATGGCCGAGCGGCTGTTCAACCGCGCCTCGGGCAACAATCTTTCGCCCACGTTCCACAAGTCCGTCTGGGCGGGCGAGACCGGGCACGATCAGGCCAGCGGCCTCACCGTCTCGGTTGCGTGGGGGGCCGAAGCGCCGGTGACAAGCGGGCGGGCAACGACGGGCGGCGGCTTTGGTGCCGGCGGCTTTACCTGGGGCCTTGGCGCCGGTTTCTTTGCGAGCCGGAAATGAGCGGAGAGCCCGATCTGCTGCGCCGCCAGCGCGCCACCGCGGCCACGCTGGCAAAGTATCGCGCGGCTGCGTTTGACTGGAAGGCGGGCGTTACCTGCGTGCACATGGCGCGGTTTCACTTGCGCCAGATGGGGCACCGCATCGAGCCGCTGCCACGCATCCGCAGCGCCATCGCGGCGCGGCGGGCGCTGGCCGAGCGGGGCTGGGCCAATGTGCTCGAAATGCTTGATGCGCAGGCCAGCCTTGTCCGCATTGCGCCCGCGATGATGCGCGTGGGCGATCTGGCGGTTCTTCCGGCCGACGAAGGGTTTGAAGGCATCGTGATCTGCGCCGGGCGGCACAAGCTGCTGGGCTGGCGCGAGGACTGGCCGGACGGGCTGGGCGAAATGGAAGTGCCGCTGAGCGACGTGCTGGGGAGCTGGCGGGCGTGAGGCGGCCCAGGCGCGCAGCGAAGCAGAGCGGAAAACGAACGTGAGCAAGGTTTTGCGCATTGTCGGCATAGCGGTCAGCGCGGGGGCGCTGGCGGCGGCGGCGGGGCCCAAGGTGACGAGCGCGATTGCCGGCACCTTGGCGCTGCTGCCGATTCCCGGCATCCAGCAGGCCGCGCAGGCGATTGCGGCAATTTCCGGGGTGATCGATGCCGTCACCGCGCAGCCGCCGCCCGCGCGCGGCGGGGTGAGCCAGGTGGTGATCGAGGTCGAGCCGCCAAGGCCCTATGCGATGGGCGAAGGCTATGTCGGCGGGGTGCGGCGGTACGATCGCGCCTATGGCGGCACGGTCGACGATATCCCGAACCCCTACCGCGCGATTGTCGACGTCTATTGCGGGCACGGGCCGATCGACAGCATCAGTCCGCGCTTCGACTATGGCGTGCCGGATGCAAGCTACTATTCGGGTTTCCTCTACACTTCGACGCAGCTGGGCGCCTGCCCGGAATCGAGCGCGCTGGCGCTGAACTGGTCCGGCGCGCCGGGCTGGGGCGCATCGGCCAAGCTTTCGGGCAATGCGGCCATCGCGTGGAACTTCAAATTCGACAAGGATGGCAAGAAGTTCGCCGCGGGCATCCCGGTGATGGGTGCCTATGGCAAGTGGGTGAAGGTCTATGATCCGCGGCTCGACAGCACGTTTCCGGGCGGATCGGGCAGCCACCGGCTTGGCACCGAAAGCACCTATGCCTGGAGCGAGAATCCGGCGCTGCACTTCGCGACCTATGCCTATGGCCGCTATCAGAACGGCAAGCTGGTGATGGGCGTGGGCCTGCCAACGGACGCGATCGACTGGCCTGCCATCGCCGCCTGGGCCAATGTCTGCGATGCCAATGGCTGGACGATCTTCGGCCGCGTGTTCGAGCCCGGAGACCGCTGGGCAAACCTGAAGGACATTGCCGTGGCGGGCAGCGCCGAGCCGGTGTTTTCCGGCGCGCGGCTCTCGGTCCGGTATGATGCGCCCGAAGTCGCGCTGGCCACGATCACCCGCGCGGATCTGGCGGACGGCGATTATTCGACGACGAAGATGCAGCCCTATGCCGCGCGCATCAACACCGTGGTGCCCAAGTGCATCGATCCCGGCAGCAACTGGGAACTCGTCAGCCTCGAGCCGATTGCGATCAGCAGCCTGGTGACGGCGGACGGCGAGGCGCGGCGGCAGGAATATCCGTTCAACCTCGTCAAGAACGCCAACCAGGCGGCAGAGCTTGCCACTTACCGCATCCTCAACAGCCGCGAGGAAGGCCCGATCGAGCTGGTGCTGAAGCCTGAATGGCGCGGGATACGGCCGGGCGAATGCTACCATGTCACGCTGGAGGAACTGGGCCTCGACAGCGACGTGATCGTGCTGAAGCGCGAGATCGATCCGCAGACCTTCACGGTGAAGGTCACGCTGCGCAGCGAGACGGCAAGCAAGCACGCGACCGCGCTGGCCGCCACCGGCACGCCGCCCGGCGCTGTCAGCGGCACGATGAACAGCATTGATCGCGATGCGCTGATTTCGCGGCTTGTGCTGCCGCCGGGCTATGTCGCGGGGGTGATCGGCACCAGCTACGTGATCGATGCCGATCCGCTTGATGGCCTGCTGCAGGCGCTGCCGACCTCGATCACGATCGAGACGCACTCGCGCGTCTACAGCGACAAGGTGGTGAGCGTGACCGGCGCGACGCTGACCACCGAAGACGATGGCACCACTGCCATCGCCGCCAGCACGCTCTACCACGTCTATTACGACGACAGCGCCCGCGCAGGCGGCGCGGTGACGCTGAAGGCCACCCGCACTTCCACCGCCGCCGCGAACAGCGCGTCGGCACCCTATCGCCACTATGTCGGCTCGATCACCACCCCGGCCAGCGGCGTCACCACGCCGGTAACGGGCGGCGGCGCAGTGCCCGGCGGGTGGGACCGCAACGACTTCCGCTAGGCAGACGGAACCCGAAGACATGATGAAAACCGACTTCGACGAGTGGCTGGCGCTTCTGGCGGCAGGCAACAAGGGCGGCCCCGACTTGTGCCCGGGCGTGATCCCGGCGGCCGTGCGCGGCCAGGCGTGGACTTGCGCGATCGAACTGCCCGGCGACTACTCCGGCGCGACGATTGCCGGCGCGATCCGGGTCACGCCGGATGCGCCCAGCGCGCTGGCGACAATGACCGTTACCAGCGGCACCTATAGCGGCGCGACGAACACGACGACCTTCACCGCCTCGCTGGCGGCAGGCACCGGCAGCAACAGCACCGGCGCGCTGCCCGCCGATACGGATGGCAACGGCTATGTCGCGCTTCCGGCGGCGCTGACCATCACGCCTTCGGGCGGATCGCCTGAACTCCTGATGGGTTGGGCCTTTATCGTGCAGGGGAAAGTCTGATCATGGTTGCGATCACGCTTGCGCAAGCCTCGCCGGTGCGGATCAGGATCGGCGAGGACATCGTGCCGATCGGGCTGGGCGAAAACACGACGGCCGCCACGCGCGCCGCCGCGCAGGCGGTGGATGCGGCGGCGGCGGCGCAGGCCGGGATCGATCGGTTCTTCGCGACGATTGCCGCGGGTGTCGCAGCGTCGAGCGTCGGCCAGTTCTTCTCGAGCGCGGAGACGGGCACGACGCGCATCTACCTGCGCACCGGCACCAGCCCGTTCTACGCTGACCAGGGCGATGGCGCTGCCCCGCTGACCAAGGCGCTGGCCGCCAGCACGGCGCCGGGCGCATCGGGCGCTTCTCTGCTTGCCTTCGAAAGCGGACAGAAAGCGGACGTGCTGTATTCGGCGGGGCCGATCGTCTTCAGCCGCGAGTATGGATCCGGCGGCGGGGATGAAGCGGCGCAAGTTGCCGCGATGCTGACGAAGATGAGCACGCAGCGACGGCCTTTCCTGATCGACCGGCCCGTGTCGCTTTCCACGCTGACGCTGATTACCGGCTACTGCGCGATCCTGCGCGATGGCGACGGGCTGATCACCGTCACCAGCGGCTCGGCCGGGCTTCGGGCACAAGAAAGCTTCACCGCAGTCGGCAACTGGACGGCGGCGCCCACAACGCTGGTGCAATATCCCAACGGAACGGGCAGCTACGTTTCCGCGCTGACGGTCGATGCGGCGGCCTATGCCGCGCTTTCGGCAGGCGATTACGTCCATCTTTCGGACAGCGTGTGGAACCGCTTCCAGTACATCAATGGCGACGGCGTGCTGGTGGCGAATGGCGGCATCGGCGTGCTGACCAACCAGACCAACCTTGCCGAGACTGTGCAGGTTCTGGGCAAGACGGGTGGCAACACCATCTACCTCGACCGCCCGCTGGCCGAGTTCTGGCTCTACAGCGCCTCGGGCACGATCGCGAAGCTCGGCAACAATCCCTGCATGATCGATGTCTCGATCGGCGGCGAAATCAGCACGGTGCGCGATCTGCTGCGGCTCGAAGGCTATGTCGGCGCCGACGTGAACGCGGTGATCGAGGCCAATTCCTCGCGCGGGGTGATGCTGCTCGGCTGCATGGGGGCGCGGGTCAGGGCCAAGGTGCGCGATCTGCGCGACGACGAGGCCAACAACTCGTTCGGGTACGGCGTATGTGCGGCTGCAGCGACCACGGATTGCAGGATCGAGGTCCATGCGCGCAATGTCCGCCATGCCTATTCCGACATCGTCGTCGGCACCGCCACCGGACTGACGCAGCCCCTGACCTTCAGCGGCGGCGTGGTCCGGCGCATCGCAGTGACCGGCGAAGGCATCAGCTGCACCGCGGCGTCTTTCGACACGCATACTTTCAGCGATCACATCCGTTTCGAGAACATCAAGGCCTGGGGCACGCATAATACCGCCTCGCCCGGCCAGCCCAGCAGCGGCCTGAACTGCGCGGTGCAGGTGCGCGGCACGAACGTGACCATCGACGGGCTGGAAACCGACCTGCAGGTGGGCATCAGGTACGGTGTGGATGCGGTTCGCAACAGCAAGCTCGAGATCAGCAATTTCCGCCACAAGACCTCGCTTCCGGACGGCGCTTCGGCCACTTCGGCCAATTCGCAATACTCGTTTGTCGGCACGCGGTTCGGCGGCAGCGGCTCGCACAAGGTCAACATCCGCAATTCGTCGATTCACAATCTGCTCTACGCAGGCGATGGCTGGAACTTCGTCTCCGTGATCGGCAGCGAAGTGAACATGGCCACCAGCACGTCGGGCTTTCCGGCCATGCTGACGGCCTCGGGCACGGGTTCGATCTCCGGCACGACGCTGACGATCAGTTCGCCCAGCGGCCTGTGGGTGGCAGGCATGGAGATCACTTCCGGCGCGGCAACGGGCACGCGCATCGTCAGGCAGATCAGCGGCACGAGCGGCGGCGCGGGCGACTATCAGGTCTCGATCTCGCAGACCGTGGCCTCGACGGCGATGAATGCCCGCTTCACCACCTCAAAAACCGAATATGTGAATTCCGTCATTCTCGAACCGGCATCGATGAACATTTCGGCGGCGATCGGGTTCGATGGTGGCAAGATCGTGAAGGCAAACACCACCGGGTTCAATCTGCTCGATGGCGCTGCGGTGACGGCGCGCAACCACGGTATCGAGATCACTGGCGGCGGATCCATCGCCAACAGCGCCTATGCCTTCAGCTCGATCACCAGCGGCACGGCCTCATTGAAGTATGCAGGGCTGTGGGTCGACGACGCGCGCGCCGAGCACAGCGTCAAGCCCCTTGCCTATACCGGCGCGGGCGGCACGCAGACGATCACGGTCAAGAGCCTGGAGATTCGCGGGCAGTACAAGGGCCTTGCGAGCAAGGGCGACGCCGACGTGTCGCTGCGGGTCGGCCGCGACCGGCAGACGCAGCGCTTTTCGATCACGCTGACGGCTGATCGCACGGTCACGCTCGAAACGCTCGATGCCGACGACGAGGATCAGTTCGAGATCCTTCGCCCGGCCGGCGGTGCCTTCAACCTGCTGATCAAGGTCGGCGCGACCACGCTGGCGACGCTGGCGCAGAACAAGAGCTGCCGGGTGAAGTTCGACCGGGACAACAACACCTGGCGCGTCGCCGATATCGGAAACCTTGTCTAGGAGATCTCGTGTGGCTGAAGTGTTCCAGTTCCCCCTTGGCGCAGCGGTCAAGGTGCCGCTGACGAGCCTTGCCGGCACGATCATCGGGCGCACCGAATATGCCGAGGCCGAGCCGCGCTATCTGATCGCGTGGGAAGATCCCGCTGAAGGCGCGCGCGAGAACTGGTGGTCGGAAAACTCGGTCGAGCTGGCGTGAGCGACCAGGGCGAAATCAGTGCGTTGGCACTGGGAAGCCATGAAGTCGTTGGCGGCGTCGTGGCCATCGCGGTGGCGGTGATCGCGTTTGTGCGCTGGCTGCTCGGTTTGGCTGGAGCACGGCAGGACAAGCGCATTGCGGTGCTCGAGGCCCGTGTGGCGCAAGCTGACAACCGGGCCATGGCGCTGGCGCAAGTGGTCATGGTGCTGGTGCCGATCGTGGAGACAAGTCACCCTGATCACGCCGCGCTGCATCAGGCGCGCGAGGTGCTGAAGAAAGCCTTCCCGGCTGACGCACCGGATCATCCCGAAGCCTGAAAAGGACACATCGATGGACATGACCAAACTGCGCCGCGCGGTGCAGGCCGCCGCTGCGTGGGCTACGCACTGGTGGCAGTTCACCAGCGTGAAGCTGGCCCTGCTGTTCGGCGCGATCGAGACGCTGCGTTCGACCGAACCTGAGCAGTACGCCCAGCTGGTGCTGTTGCTGCCCGAGCCGGTGCGCCCGCTGATCGGCCCAGCGACGATGGCCGTGGTGCTGTGGGCCCGCACGCGCCAGCAGCCGGGCATCAAGCCGAAGGGGGCCGTCGATGGCCAGTAATCCGCCGCCGCCCAAGCCCTCGCGCAAGAAGCAGGGCACCCTCGCCGCGCTGGTCGGCATTGCCACCGCCGCGATGCTGTTCAAGGCGGTTCCGGCCGAGGAATCGGGCCGCAAGGTCACTGTCGATTTTCAGGTCGATGGAACCGCCACCGTGCAACATGTGAGCGGGCCTCAATACTTGAAGGCCTATCTCGATATCGCCGACATCCCCACGGCGTGCGACGGCCTGACCAAGGGTGTGCAGATCGGCCAGACCTACACGCCCGCGCAGTGCACTGCAAAGCTCGAGGAGGCGCTGATCGAGCATGCCGCCGGGGTGATGCGCTGCACGCCGGGGCTCGCGCTGGGCACTCCGCGCCGCGACAACGTGCGCTTTGCCGCGATCTCGATGGCTTACAACATCGGTGTGGCAGGCTGGTGCGGATCGACCGCGCGCAAGCTGGTCGACGCCGGGAAGATCCGCGCAGCCTGCGATGCTTTCCTGCCGTGGGACAAGGCCCGCGTGGGCGGCAAGCTGCGCCCGGTGAAGGGCCTCACCCTGCGCCGCCAGCGCGAGCGCGCCGAATGCCTGAAGGACGCATGAAACATGGCTGACAATACCACATTGAACCCCGGAACCGGCGGCGACATCATTCGCGCTGAGGAAAAGGGGGGCGCGAAAACGCAGGTGATGCTGCTCGATATCGGCGGCCTGGGCGCGGAATCGCTGGTCGACAGCGGCAATCCGCTGCCGGTGACGGTGGCGAACTTTCCGGCCACGCAGCCGGTCAGCGCCGCCGCGCTCCCGCTTCCCGCTGGTGCGGCGACGGCGGCGCGGCAGGATACCGGCAACACCAGCCTTGCCGCGATTGCCAGCGCGCTGGCAGGCACGCTGGGCATCGCGGGCACGGTCACCGTCAGCAACTTGCCCGCCACGCAGGCCATCAGCGCGGCCAGCCTGCCCCTGCCCAGCGGGGCGGCGACGGCAGCCAATCAGGCCACCGGCAACACCAGTCTGGCCAATCTCGACACCGATCTCGGCGCGACAAGCGATGCTGCCGCTTCCAGCGATACCGGCAGCTTCAGCCTGATCGCGCTGGTCAAGCGCGGCTTGCAGAACTGGACCACGCTCCTCGCGCGCATTCCGGCGGCGCTAGGCCAGACCACGATGGCGGCGAGTTTGCCGGTTACGCTTGCCAGTAACCAGAGCGCGATCAACGTCAGCCCGGACAATGTGGCTGACAACTTGGTGACGACAGGCAGTGCATCGGCCACTGGCAACGTTGTGTCGGTGTCGATGGCAGGCTTTGCTGGCGGTTCGTTTCAGATTACCGGCACGTTTGTCGCAACGGTGACATTTGAACAGAGTAACGACAATACGAACTGGTCAACGCTGGTCACATCGGACCTAACCAGCACGGGTGGCGGTGGGCAGGCAACTGCAACCGCAGCGAGTTTTCGCGGATTTACGACATCCGCTGCATTTGTCCGCGCGCGTGTCTCGGCCTATACCTCTGGAACGGTGAGCGTTGCATTGGTGCAGAAACGCGCCACGCCGCCAGTTAATGGCCTT